ACCCACAAGAATTCTTTACTCATAATATAACTGCTCCTCAAAATAAAAAGGGTGATGCCATATTATACACGGCATCACCCATTCAGTAAAGACCTATTTTATGTTCAGATCAGAACAGTTCTCCGCCAAAGGTTGCGTAAGCAGCAGCAACCATTGCTTTATTGGGAGTGCCGATGCGATACTTTGTAGTAACAGTGCCATCGGACAGAGTAGCTTGGTTGCCGTAAACACAGACCCCAGACATGCGCAATTGGCGAACTGCTTCACGTGGGTTCTTGATACCAAACTGACTGGAGATCTGCTTTGCGGTCAGAGCAGAGCCAGTAGTTTGCAGGTAAGATTGGAGTTTTGCAGTTTTTGTCATTTCAGTTTCCTTGATAAAGTGATGATATAAAAATTAACCAACGATGGTTTCGTATAGAGTTTCGAGTTCTTCCTGTTCTTCTTTAACTTGGTTGAAGTTCTGATTGTGGTAGATCTTCGCCAACTTACGGCCAGGTTTCTTGGGGATCTGGAACTCATCTTCCATACGTTCAAGAATGGATTTAATGAGATCCCTCTCCGCCTCCATCCTTGTCATTGACGCACTGATTTCTTGCAGTGCATCATAGACCTTTTTTCGCTCCGCCGGGTCTGACGGAATCTTTGCGATATTTGTGTTCACGACGCTCATGATATATGTTTCCTAATTATGCCTTAGGAGCTTCTTGACCAGCAGCTTCTTGCGCCTTGGCTTGCGCCTCAACAAAAGCAGCAAGACGATCGCGGCAAGTGCCGACTGGAGTCAGGTCTGGTCCCTGAAAAGCTCCACGGGAAGAAGCGAGATCGATGATCCGTACAGCCATAGCGAGATCCTGAATGGAAACGCTAGGTGCTTGTGGTTGGTCTTGAATAACCTTGTCTTGAATAGTATCAGCCATTTGTATCTCCTATGATATCATGCATTAAAAGTAGAACTCTTCTCAAGAGCGATCCAGTATTCGACTGGACTAGTCTTGTTCTTGAAGTGGGAAATGAGTTTAGAACTCAGGCTAACTATATAGTCACCGCCAATAGTTTTGAAGTTACTGATAGAGAATACCAGAGAGAAGTTGCCTTCTGGTCGAGTCACATTCTCGTCTAGTTTGATCTCAAATGTGTTGACAGTCGGGTTAGATACATCGGTGACCTGAAGGGTGATACTAGACTCACCCTCTCCACCAATAACAACGACGTTTGGAGCGCCAAGAGTGGATGCAGCACGTCGGAGCATACTCATATCAGCCTCGGTCAGTTCAAACGAGACTTCTGTCTTGGGCATAGTTAGATCTTTTGTGGGAGCGGTCAGAATACTTGCATCGGAGAAGAAGTAGTTGACAGAAGAACGACCACCAGCATCACGTACTCGAACAGACTTACCATCGTTCGAGAAATCCAGTGTAGGTGCATCGAAGAGCGACATGACACTGAGGAACTCATTCAAGTCATAGATGCCGAACTCTTGAGGAAATGATTCTTCTACAGTTGCTGTAGCAAGAATGTTCTTAGCGGTTGCGATAGTCTTAATGACATTGCCGGGTTTGAACACTAGGTTCGGATTGATAGCGGCAAAGTTCTTAAGAGTGTTGATTGTGTTTTGTGAAAGTTGCATTATAAACTCCAGTTTTCGGAAGATCACTTATTATACATCATTGCCAGCAGAATTGCAAGCACTAATTTTGATGGTTCCCATACCGCCATGATCGAGGATATCGAGTTCACCCAAGAACATGAGGCAGCATCCAGCATGAGCTAGGTGATGTAGGCCAGACTCGGGGTCGTAGATCTCACCACGTTTCCAAGCCCAGATATGTCGCTGGAGAGCATCGAAGTACCGACGTTTACCATCATCGACGTATCGCCAGTTCTCGCGTTCGTACTTAATAGCACCGAACGTAAGCACTTTAGCAATTTCTTCTAAGATAACTGGAGGGAGAAGACCATATTCAGTCTTTCCTCCATCAAACTTCCGACCCTCGGTCGGTTCATACTTATGAGTCAATTGTAGAATTCTCCTTAAAATGGGATTTCTTTGTCATCTTCAACGGTAGAAACAGCAGCGGAAGCCTTGCTCGAAGAGTTTGCCGATGCGTCAACCTTAGTGTATAGGTCCGAGAAAGCAGCCTTAGTATCCTCGTCGAATCGAGCAATACCGCGACGGATAGCCTTCAGGCGGTCGCCAAAGATAGAATAGATCTGTACGATATGGCACAGACGACGGGTTGTGATAACTTCATCAACGCCGCCATCGGCGAATGTCTTGCGGATGATCTCGGACCATGTGATAAGGTTTTCCGCGAATTCATTGTCGATCTTTTTATACTTTTCCATATGACCCATGACAATCTTTCGCTCAGTGTTCAGCGGGGGATAGTCCTGTTCCATAGTGTCGATGAATCGCTCGAGGAAAGCGTCATCAAGGATAGTTGCAGCGGTGAATCGGCCGTCTTCTGAACCCTTACCCTTAGTGTTAGCAGTCGCGAAGATAGTGAATCCCTCAGCAGGGCGCACTACTTCACCTGTCTTCTTCAGGAGCAGAGGTTTTCCTTCTAGGACAGACTGCAAGCACATCAATTTGTTAGACCCGCGATCAATCTCATCGATAAGAAGAACAGCGCCGCGCTTCATTGCCTTAACGACTGGTCCATATGAGAATATAGTAGCACCATCAACTAGGCGGAAGCCACCAAGCAGGTCATCTTCATCGGTCTCTGGAGTGATCTGGACACGGATATATTCTCGCTTAGTCTTAGCACAAGCCTGTTCGACCATCATAGTCTTGCCGTTACCGGAAAGTCCGGTGATGAATGTCGGATAGAACTGCTTCGACTTGATGATACTGACAACATCGGTAGAGTTACCCCATGCGATATAGCAGTCGTCTTTTTCTGGAATAAAGATCTCCAGGTCTTCGTCGATAGACTCGACGGCGCTCGTAGGTTTCATAGGTTTTACTGTCTTGGTTTCTGTATCGACTTCAGAAACCTCTACAGTAGATGCTTCTGGTAGGTTGAACGCATACTTGCCATGACCGACTTTATACTCTTCGGAGATCAGGTCTTTAAACTGACCGAATGTCATCCCCATCTCTTTACCCATAGCAAAGATTTCGCCTCGGGTAAATGTGTCCCGATCCGGGTTGATCTGGCGAAGGGTTTCCAGTACATGAACAGCAGTCTGCTTCATAGGAACTTTCATGATATAGTGTGAATCAATTGAAGATCAATTATACATCAAACATTGGGCAATTGCAAGCCCAGTGTTGCTTTTACGCAACTAATACTAAAGTATTATGCGATAGCCTTGATAAATTTATCCAGAAGAACGCGAGATGTACGACGACCGCTGGTGTACTTCATGAACTCTTTAGTGATGGATCGCTTGTCCACAGAAGCTTCTGTAGAAAATTCATCTTCGTCGATTTGCATGTTAGCAGCACGCATGACAATGTATTGATCATATCCGAGTGCGTTCTCTATAGAAGCACCGCCCTGCTGACGACTCATTTTCTTCATCGCTTCATGCTTCTTATAGTCCCCTCCACATGCTTTCATGATAGCAGTATTGTATTCATATCCACCTCCGATAAAATATCCAAGGTTTACAACTCCGGGAACTCGATCTCGAATAGATTCGAGCATCTTCTGCACAAGAGTGTTCGAAGATGTACCACACTCAACGAACTTAGTTGGAGAGTATTGGAAAATCATACCACTCTGACGATAAGAAGCGTTGATTGTCGGAGAGTTTGGATCGCCATCTGTCAAAACGGTATTGATGATACGCTCGCAACGGGTATTCCGCTTCAGGTCTTCGATCAGGTATCGTAGAGCAGCAAAGGTTTCTGCTGTTGGGGTCGATCCCATATCATCATAAGATGAATATCCACCACAGCTGAGTCGGAAAACTTCTTTCAGCGCATGTTCGTATTCTTTCTTAGACATCTTAGTCGAGAACAATTGGTTCATGACAAGGCTCCGTGGATCGAGCATACCATCAAGCATTTTAAGATGCTTCTGATCTGGAACAGCATTATATCCAGTCGTGAACGTATACATCTCAAATGGAATGTTGACTCGACGGCAGAAGATAGCAAGGTTGAGTGCTTGACGCAGAACATCTTTGATAACGTTACCCATAGAACCAGACATGTCGATCGTGATGATCATAGCATGACTCTTAGCATCAGCAAGTGTCGTGACTCGTTTAAATAGATCTTCACTGAACTTATATCGATGCAGAACACCAGTGTTAAGAACGCCCGAGTTGGATACTCTAGCACGAGAGTATTGATATGCAGCTTTCTTCTGCTCGAATTCTTTAGCAAGGTATGACACGACCCGATTAGTTTCGTTCATAAATTTCTTAAATTCTTCATCACATTCGCGTTCAATTTCGACAGCAGACTTGCTATACCTGCTGCGGAATCGACGATTCGCGGACTTATAGTATTCTTTATACCCACGAACAATATGTTCCAGATAGTTTCTAGGGAATTCCTTTACGACAGTGCCGCCGCGCATAGTCGAGAGCATAGACCCCTCATTCTGACGCAGAGCATCGTCGGTAGAAGAACCTTCCGAATCATCGAATTCGACATCAGAATCATCTTCTGTATTCTCGGATGGTGCTTCTGCAC